TTCCTGCTCCACTAGAAGAAGTAGAGTTAGCAGGTTGATTACCACTGGTTAGAGTGATAGTCTCTAGTACGTCTGCTGCTGCTGTATCATCAGATTGTGTCTCTTGTGCGTTAGCTTCTGGTTTAGCAATGTAAACAAGTTGCTCTGCCTTATGGCGAGTAAGACCATGACTGTCAGTGTATGTGAAATACGACCACCAGCCAGGTGCATTTAAACCTCTGTCCTTATTGGACTTAAGTTGTGCTTCTGTATCGTCAATGAAGACGATAGTTTTTGATTGTGATGAACCAGCTACACCAATGCCAGCCTTGGTTTTGTTGGTGTTACTGTCATCATTTCCATAAAGTGACATGAGACACTATCTCCGTAATTAATTAATACCTATGTTTTATTTATTCAAGTAGTGCTTTCTTCAGTGCTGCAACCAGTTGGTCATCTACTTTGTTACCTGATTTAGCTGCTGCTTTCTCAAGTAATCCGATGAGGAATAACTTGATTTTATCTTCAAGATCCTCTGGAATTTTGTCAACTGCCTTGTCAATAATGTTGATGGCGAAGGGGAGTAAAAATTTAGTCATGATAATAGTTATTTACTAATCTATATAGGGGTCTTCCAACTCGAAATCTGTGAGTGATTCTAACTGATCAATACTGTAGTCAAATATGACCACGATACGATCATGAGTACCGTTATGCTGAGCCCAATGCTTATCGTTATCATAAAATCCGAAAACATCTCCTACCTCCCAAGTACGTTTGCGTCCTCTTACTGATAACCAAGCATCGGGATCTGTTATCACGGGGAAGTGTACCCGTAAAGAATCAATGTCACCGTTATGAGGATTTATCTTAGTACCTGGTGAGAGACGAGATATTGTTGCGGACTTTAACAATTTCTTAAGGATATCCTCTTCTAAGTATGCTGCTGTCTTGGGGCAACAACGTATGAAACTCTCGTAGATCTTAGGACCTATCTCATTCATCTCTTCCAATGTAATATTAAAGAGCTTAGCAAACGATACCATCTCACTGAGTTGGTAGTCACCATCTATTGCTGTACACCCTACCTCGTTGATAGGAAAGGGTATGACTCTCCAGTCACCATCCCATAGTTGTACTCGTCCTAGGTTTCTATCTTCTACCCACTTATCCATGATCCATTGATCCATCAGGTATTGATTGTCCTTGACGAACGCTAGGATCTCTGGAATTATTTCCTTATAGTTTTCTTTTAAATTTCTGTAGGAACTAAGGCTTCCTAATCTGTCCTCGTACCAAATTTTCCTCACTACCACATCCCCATTCTATATTATAAAGGCAACTGCCTATCAACATGTCGTACGCATTTATATATTTGTCCTCTCTATCCTTATCATATAACCAACACTGTAAACTTCCATATTGTGCTCTTGGTACCTCTCGGTCAAACCACCAATCGTACGGTGTAAATTTATCAGATGCTTTATAAGTCATTAGCAATTCCACGCTCTAAGGGACTTGTTTATTCTAGAATCAGGATCGTTAGCAGTCTTCTTAGACGTTAACTTCTTTTTCATTCCTTTCATTCTAGCACAGAAACTTGCTCTTCGCTTGTTTCCTTTCTTCTTTGATGGTGCTTTCAAGTCAGAGCCAGGATTTTCTCTCTCGTATGACTTACGACCTTTCTCGTTTAGTCCACCAGATTTATTCTTACCTTCTTTACGTTGCCACGCAGACTCAGCCTTCATTTTAGCATCAGCACATGTAACCTTCTGACATTTCTTACACTCAGGACACCACTTGGTTCCTTCGGGACAAGACTTCCCCTCTTCCATACTGGTAGAGTTCTTATGCTTCCAAGCAGTAGCATAAGCAATGCCTTCTTTGTCTTTAGGATAGTTCTTTTTTATATGCTTGACCATCCTAGCATACTTTTTTCCTTTTGGTGCCTCTTCCTTTACAGTTGCACAATCTTTAGTGCCATGTACAGGACACTCATCACCCTTGCCAGTATGATTACATGCCTCCTTTACCTTCTCTTTAGGTACCTTGGGCATTTTCTTGTCCCCTTTGAGATGCGGTTGAGATCCATCGGCATCGTCGATCTCAGGCATTATCTCAACGGGACCTACTGCTTTTTTTCAGTTACCTCTTTACGCCACTCAGCAAACTCTTTGACACAGTTTGGTACTTCCTTACCACCCTTCTTCTTAGTTCCTTTTGCCTTGTATCCTTTCCAACATGTGCTAGCACCTACGTTCTTACGTGCTTGCTTCATGCCTTCTACGTTAAGAGTCTTAGGATAGTCCTTGTCACCTTTCTTTGCAGGTTTCTCTCCTCTCTTTCTCTTAGCATGGATGTTATCCCAGAGTCCTTTCTTACCTTCTTCCACTGAACTAGGAGTACCATCACCACCTAGATCCTTATCCTTCTCCTCATCTGAATGTGGAATAACTTTTCCAGTAGAAGGATCTTTCTCATGATGCTCCTTCTTCATTGCCTTCTTACCCATCGCTTTCTTGATGGCTTTATCTCTGGATCCGAAGTACTCGTCCTTACCAGACTCGATCTTACCGTCTCCATCGTAATCTTTCTTTGCTTTCTTCTCGTCTAATACTTCCTTGTTCTTTGTATCATTGATAGCATGTTCATGATACTCAGACAATGTGACGTTGAGTTCGTTGATTGATACGTTCTGCTCTAGACCATGATCAAACATAACATCGTAGTGTGTTACTGTTCCGTCTTCGTCTAGTGTGTGCTGTTCCTTCAGACAGTTTCCTGCTCCCCACTCTGGATGCTCAACCTTAGTAGCACAAGCATGCTTTGGTTTCTTGATGCTTGGTTTACCAGCTGTTCCCTTTGGTTCTGCCATCTTCATGCCAGGTGCGTCACCGCCACCGATACTTTTAGCACCTCCAGTGCCTTTAGGATTCTTGTTAGCAGTACCCTCTTTACCTACGGGGTCTTTCTTAACTGGTGGTACTGGTGAGTACTCGTTAAGCTGATCTACTACAGCTTGAACTAGGGATTCATGGTTGTCCATCTTATCTTTTTTGGGATCTGTTGGTATTACTTGCTTGACTTTCTCTGTGCCTTCTGGTTTCTGTACCTTCTGACCAGGTGTCAAGGACATAACGTATTGCCTATAGGCATCCGTACCAATTTCAAAGACTTCCTTAATGTCCTTGACCCATGTACGGAACTTAGTATCTTCAGCAGTCAAACAGATGACATAGTTAGGACCTCTTCGTATGATCTTACCTACGTTATCTTTTTCAGTGAGTACCCACTCACCTACTTTGTATATTTCTTCACGATAATATTGATCACGGACGTTCTGATCCTTGACCTCTTTACGTATCGTTTTGAAATCGCTGAAAGATTTCATCAAACTCTAATTTCATTACAGTTTTATTTATAACAGTTCTGCTATTTCATCAAATAAATTCCGCGTCTCTGTAAGTCCCAAAGCCTTTGGTATACCTTTCCTGAACCCTTCAAAGTCTCCTGCTTCAGCTGCTCTCCGCATTTTTGTACCAGATATAGAGAAGGTATCACCATCAGCATCACGTTCTCCACTAGATATAACTTCTATCTTTCTGAAGGTATAGTCCTTACCATTATACTTTTTGACCCACTGCATAGCCTGTACTCTATCACTACCTACTACAAAGACAGCATCATCATATCCCTGTGACTGTAATTCTGATAGTATAGCAACAGGATCTTTAGGACCTGATCTAATTTTAGTCCTGTGATTAGGGAACATTTTCTTAGCGTAGTATAGTTTCCTGTCAGGAGGTAGAGGATTAGATCCTTTCTTATCTACAGTCTGCGACAAGTAAATGTAGTAGTCACACTTCCCTGCCTTGCTTGCTACTGCGTTAAAGTTCTCAGCATGACCTATTGTTGGAGGTTGGAACCTACCAAAGGTGAAGTACACGCATTTATAATCTATTATCTCCATTGCTTTGCCAGTGTGAAGTTGATGTAAGAGAACTCAATTCTATTTACAAGTTTGATCATGTCTCCGTTGTGATGTAACACATAGCCTTCTGGTGCGGTGACCTTGTACCCCTTGTCAGTCCGTACAAAAGTTCTAAAACTTTCAAGGTTATCTAATGCTTCAATGACTATAGTTTTATTCTCTTGTATCTTTCTATAGAGGTTGAACATAGCATGGAACTCTTGCTCATTGTCTTCAAGATATGTTAGACCATCGTACAACATCTTCCTTCTCTCTGCCTGTTTCTGTACACTCTTCATCTTATTAACTTCCTTACCCATCTTCTCATGATAGAACTCACCTAATTGCTTGAGTGCTTTCTTAGGATCAGTGATACTACGAGACGCTTTGATCTCCGCATTGAAAAACTGTTTAAGATATGATGCCACATGATACTTCTTATCACCTTTAGTACTCATGTTCTCTACCAGATGATCTAAAAACTTACCAGACTTCTTACACATCTGAGCTATGATTGTGACGTTAGCTTCAAACTTTTTAAGTTTCGATGCGTCAACAGATACATCTGATATCTGTGTATCATTCTCTACTACCACCACGTTATCAGATTTACTGAACTGTGAGGTAGGAGCACCACCCTTTGCTGCCATCGTAGTCAGCTCATTGCCAGTGTAGTGTGTATGAAATACTATTCCTATCTTTGCGTTCTTAATCTGTTTACCTATAGGATGATCTATTGGTATACCATAGGTGATAGTGTTAGGTGTAAACGTATATAATTTCTCACCATCTACCTCCTCCTCTTTTACATCTGAGGTGAACAACAGATCTCCCTGTACAACAGTAGGTATATTAAGGTCAGGAAAATACTTGACACAGAATTTTAACTTCTCTTTTAGATCAGCACTAGCATCACCGTACATAGTATCTACGTCTTGCTCGTCATAACATATCTTTGGTTCCTTATTAAATACTGACTTGGTTCCCGCAAAGAACATACCATTGACAGGATGCTTACCACATACTACAGAGGGAGCACCATCCCATTTAGTCTGCATGTAACCACTGCTAGGTTTCTTACCTAACATACGAAGCATCTCTTTCATAGCAGACACAGCAGCATCACACCCCTCTACTCCGTAGTTGAGCATCTCATCTTCTATATGTTCTAAGTGTTTTAGTTGAGTTATATTTGCCATTACATTGCTTTCAAATATGGTGCGGAATCTTTTGATTGTGATGTAGCATACAACGCAATTAGATTTGCCACTTTATCTTGGTCAGTTGTTGATAAGTCCATCATTCTATCTACAAATAATAAACCCATGTATTTTGAGAACACCCACTGTCCTTTAGTCGTTGTTCTATTGTAATGATAGTCTATAGTTTCCCTTGTCATCTTTGGTGCTACAAACTTAGAAGACTTCTTGGGATTCTTACTTCCATTAATAATATCCTCATGCTTCTTTGCTAATTTTAATAGACGATTGTTTAAACTACCGCTTCTAGCTGCTGATTTATACACATCAATATTTCTAAACAGTTCTTTACCAGTCACCTCTCCTAGGATACGACTGTAAACACCACCACCTATTTTACCATGCTTAGCTAAGGCACCTATCGCTTCACCTTGCCATTGTAATCCTTTACCTCCAGATGTATCACGGAACTGAACCTCTATGTTCATCTTACCCTGTGTATACATCCAAACATCTAATGATTCAAATGACTTAGCATATATGTCTTTAAAAGTATCCTCTGGTCTTGAGGCAGTATAGTTTACTTCTTTAAGAGTAATAGAAGAACTGGTTGTTTTCTTTAAAGATATACCAAACAATATTTTATCATCAATAAACTCTTTGAGTAGAGCATTGTAAGAAGCAAAGTTAGTTGCGTTTGTTAACTGATCCTGAGTTACACTACACTCACAGCACCAGATATCTGCGGGTGTCCACTTGTTTAAGTTAGAAAATGGAGGTGAGTCATAACTGTCGTTGACTTTCTTAAACTGTTTATTAAGCATGTCAACAAACTTACCACCTCTGTACCATTTGTATTTGTTCTTTGTTCCTTTACCAAACTTCTTATACAATGCGTTAGCAGTAGCCATACATGAATCAACCCATGCAGGTTCTTCTTCTAGAAATGCTTTGATGTCTTTTAATTTTTTGTCTGTATCAACTATACCCTCAACACTTTTATATTCATCATCATTTGGAGCATACTTTAAGTCTTTACTCCTACTAAATCTAACAGCAGAAAACCATGCTGCAGCAGATTCTTGTAGTGCTGTTCCTGCTGCACCACCACCTGATCCTTTAGTAGATCCAAACCTAGCTGTCTTCTCTAGTTCAGAGAGAAGCATATCAACAGTTCCACCTTTCGTAATATATTTAAAAACTTTCTTACCCGATACAGCAGCGTTTAATCTATCATGTGGTTTGTCATCTAAAGTATCAGCAGCGTCCTTGAGTAGATCAATTATCTTTGGGTCTTTAACCTGTACAGCATACTTACCACCTTTCATGAACTCTAGAGGAGTTCCCTTTTGTATGGCATCTAATAATACAGCAGCACGTGACGTGCCTACACCTGTTGGGTCATTACTTCTTAGATCTTTTGGTGATAGTGCTCCCATTAGAATTGTTTCCAGTACTTCGGATGTGTAAGTCCTCCTTCTTTATTTAGATCTATGTTAGTGAGTAGCACGTCTCCTGCTACACTCCAACGGTGTCCAGTATTATATGTCATGTGTCTCAGGTTGGCAGGGAATATTAGTAGGTCACCCTCTTGTGTGTGCTCCTCCCAAACAGATGTGTTAA